GCTGTGGATGTGGAGAAGCTTGATGACCAGATTGATGAAGCCCTGGCACTCAATCCCGCCAGGATTGTCATCAACATCAATTCTGATGGTGGCACTGTGGATGGTGTTGAAGAGCTTGCTGACAAAATCCGCAGTCTTCCGGTGGACACCATTGCCTTCAGCTCCGGGTCTATGAATTCAGCTGCCTATTGGATTGCCTCTGCTGCCAATCGGGTGGTGGTCACTCCCAGCAGCTCCATTGGGTCTGTGGGTGTTTATCTCACCCTGGTGGATCAGTCTGCCCAGGCCAAGGCTGCCGGGATGGAAGTGAAGGTTTACAAGTCCGGACAATTCAAGGGCATTGGTATCCCTGGCACAAGCACCACCCCGGAGCAGGATGATTATCTGCAAAAGGAAGTGGATGCCCTGGCTGAAACCTTCAAGGCTTCTGTGAAGATGAAGAGAAAGCTGGTGCAGGACTCTGATCTGCAAGGTCAGTCCATGCCTGGCCGGATGGCTGCCCAGAAGGGCTTTGCCACCGGAATGGCCAAAAGCCTCAAGGACTTGATCGGCCAGATTGAAAGCCCTTTGGCTTCTAAGCCCAAGCTCTGATGCCTATTGATGTCCCAGCCTTCATCAAGGCCAATGCCCAAAGGGGTCTTGATTACAACCGGGAAGGCAAGGGTGGTGATGGCATGACAGACAAGACCCTGGATGAAGCCAGGGAATTTGCCAAAGGTTTCACCACTGAAAGCAAAGTCCGCAGGATGCCAGCTTGGTTTGCCAGGCATAAGCCTGACCTTACAGCCCCAGCCAATAAGCCTGGCAATGATGACTTCCCTGGTGCTGGTGCTGTTGCCTGGCTTGTGTGGGGTGGATCAGTGTCTGGCAATGAAATGGATGCAGCTGAATGGGCACAGAGGCTGGTGGACAAGTGGGATGCAGAGGCCAAGGCATTTGACTCCGGTTGCACTGTTAAGATGTCGCAAGAATTCCTCACACCGGAAGCCCAGCTGGAAACCCAGCTGAAGGCTGTTGCCTCTCTCCAGGCTGAGAAGTCTGAGCTTCAGACAGATTATGAAGCCCTGGCTTCTGAGAAGCTTGCTGTGGCTGCTGACTTCCAGGCCAAGCTTGATGAGGCCACCACAAAGGCCACAGCCCTTGAAGCCACAATTGCTTCCCTCCAGGCTGAGAGGGAACATCTGTCCAAGCAGCTCAATGATGCCCTTGCCAATCAAGTCACAGCCAGCAAGGAAGCTGCCAAGGTGGTGGCTTCTCTTGGTGTGAAGCCTGTGGCTGTCAGCCCTGGTGATGAAGCCCAGGTCATTGATCCTGTGGCCATCCGGCAGGACTTCCTCAAGATGTCCCCTGGCCTTGAGAAGCAAGCCTTCTTCAAGAAGCATCAGGCCATCCTGACTGCTACCAAATAATTTTCCCAATCCCTAATCCCTAAAAACCTATGTCCAACACAATTGCGGCTGCTCCGGCCGTCCTGGCTGAACAGGTGCTGGCTGGCCTTCGTGGCAAGCTCGGTGTCCTTTCTGCCTTCTCCACTAACCTTACACCCACAGCTGTCGGCAAGACTATGCAGGTCAGTCTGATCTCCGGTGGTGAAGCCAAGGAATTCTCCAAGGCCAATGGTGGTTATACCCAGGCCGATGATGCCAACATCACTGCCAAGACCATCACTCTCAAACACCTTCACAGCACTAAGGACTTCGATCCCACAGAGCTTGCTGAATATGGTGAAGCCTACCTGGTCAATGCTTTCGTCCCGGAAGCCATCAACCAGCTGGTGAAGAAGGTTCATGGTGAAATTGGTGCTCTCTTCACTGTTGCCAATTTCTCTGCTGGTGAAGTCATCACTGCGGCCAATTTCAATTATGGCCAGGTGGTTGATCTGAACACAGACCTTAACATTTCCAAGGCTGCTGACACGCGTGCCCTTCTTGTGAACAGCATCTACGCTGGTGCTCTCCGAAAGGATGCCACCCTGGTCACACCCTTCTCCGGCAATGGTGATGCTTCCCTTGTCCGTTCCGGCATCATTGGCACAGTGGCCAATTTTGGTGTCTATGAATTCACTGACCTTCCGGCTAACTCTGAAGGACTTGCTGCGGTTGCCCTTGGCCAGGATGCCATCTGTGTGGCCATGGCTCTGCCCAATGCTTCCATGTATCCGGGTGAAGTCTCTTCTGCGGTTGATGCTTCCGGCCTCTCTGTCCAGGTGCTCAAGTCCCAGGGCATTGATGGCATTGTGCGTCTGACTGCCACAGTCCGCTTTGGTGTGGGTGTTGGCCGTAGCACTTCTGCCAAGCGTGTTGCCTCTGCCTAAGCAGACGCAGCTCAGCTGATCACAGAGGCCACCAGCGATGGTGGCCTCTTTTGTGTCTGGTGGAATTCCTCAGAAATAAAACAGTTTGACATCCAGGAAAAATCTGCTATGATGATTGAACAGTGAGTGATGGTCTTCACTGTCTGTTCCTTGAAAGTCCTGCACTGTGTGGATCACTTCCTGCCAGAGTCATATCTGGTAGGCTAACCCAAACCAAACACACAATGACAACCGCCCAAACGGAAGCTGTAATCAATGGGGTGAATATCACCCTGACTGACTCCAGCTTCTACAAATACGCAACCCACATCACCATCCGCATCAGTGAGTGCTGTGATGCCTTCACTCTGAAGAAGAGCTGGGGCATCTTCATTGAGCTGAGGGATGAGAAAGGCCGGGACATCAGACCCAGAAGCTGGCTGAGGCAGTGCAAGCTTCCTCAGTGCTGGTTCAACAGCCAAGCACAAGCCAGCCAAGCCCTGCCCAATGTGGTGAGCGTAGTGAAGGATCACCTGACCCAGAATGGGTGGGTGAAGCAGGACTGAACACCAGCCCCACCAAGAAGCCCTTGGTGGGGCTTTCTGTGTCTGCACACCTAAGACCATAGGCCAGCCAGCCAAAGGGCTTCCTTGGGCTAAGCAGACCCCATTGACAGCCATTGCAATAATGATGGATGCTGACCTTTCTGCCATGATGCTGGATGATGCCCTGGAAATGTGTGCTGAGGCCGGGGTGACTGTGACCATTGGTGGAACATCCTTCCCTGCCATGGTGAGTGACCCCACCTTGACCCCTACCCTTGAGGCTGGTGGTCTGATGGACAGGATCAGCACCCTGGTCAAACTGCCAACCACTCCGGCTGTCTTGGCAATCAAGGCCAGCTGTCAGCCTGGCAAAAAGCTGACCTTTGATGGCCGGGTGTTCCGCATCACTGCCTTCACCACCAAGCCTGGGTCTGCCTGGTATCAGCTCCAATGCCAGGATGCTGACCAGCACTGATGGCATCTGACATCCAGATCAGAGTCCGGAGGGATTTGCAGCAGAAGACTGTCAAAGCCTTTCAGGACTTTGGTGCATACACCAAACAACTGACCATTGATCTGGTGAAAGAGGAAGCTGCACTGACAGCCAGAGAGGCCATCAATTATTCCCCTCCCCTTGATGGTGGCAATGGCACTGCTGGCAGTGGTGGTGGCAAGGGTGATAAGCCTATTGCCAAGAAGTGGGGTGAGTGGGCAATTGTTTATGATGTGCTGACTGTGGTGACAGAAGACAGCAAAAGCCTGGCTGTGGCCATCAGCTCTTCCCGGAACAATCGTGCCAAGTTTGATAAGTGGAGGATGGGCAAGCCCCCTAAGTCTGCCGGGATCGTCAGCAAAATCTGGGCTGATAAGAATGGGGACAGGGCTTTCAATAAAGCCCAGGCTTTGTTCCGCAATTGGGGCAAACGCAGACTGAATTTCATTGATAATGTCCAGACCCTTAAGGCCAGGCATGACCATGCAAGGAAGCTTTACAGGGGTCGCATCCGGAAGAATGGTGGCAAGGATGCCCAGGGTAAGCTCAAGGGTCAGCCTTTCACATTTGCCCCTTACAAGATCATTAAGGACTACATTAAGGATCGGCAACAGAGAGTGGGCTGGATGAAGGCCGGATGGGTCTATGCCATCAATAAGATTGGCAAGCCTGTCATCAATGGCATGGAACAGACCAGGGGGATGAGAAAGATGCCATCTTGGGTCACAAGGCACAATGCCACCCATGGCAAGGTGGGCATCAACATCAGCCAGGGTGCTGGGGATAACAATGTGCTTATCAGCATCCGGAATGATCTGGGCAACATTTTCGGGGTAGGTTATCTGGCCGGGACAAAGCTCCATGTGATTGGAGTCCGGCAGGGTAAGCTTCAGAAGAGGCTTAACCATTTCATGCGTATTGCCATTGATAAGGCCAATAAAGGCCAGGCCCCCACTTAACTTCCCATGACTGTAAAATCCCCCATTAACATCACAGAAGAGGCACTGACCACAGCCCTTCAGTCTGTCACCAGCCTGGCTGGATACAACATCACCAATGGCCAATCTGATGGTGAGCTAATCCTGCCCAGCATTGTGGTCAGCTGTGAGTCAGCCAGCTTCCCCCAAGGGCTTGCCCAGGGCTTGGGCAATTATCTCTGCCGGGTCAGCATTGGGGTCTTCACCAATGTGGATGACCAGACCCAAGAGGATCACCAGACAGCTGTTCAGGATGTGACCGGAAAGCTGGATGACCTGGCTGCCATCAAAGCCAGCTTCATAGCCATCCAGGGTGGGAGCTGCTATGACTGCACCATGACTGATCTGACCCCTGGCCGGGGGGATAGGTGCTTTATGACCAGCCTTTCTTATGATGTCTTGATGGTGCTGCCATCCGTTTGACTTGGGGTGCATAGTTAAGACACACCCATGGCAACTGTAACAAAGGGCACAGCTCACATCTATGGAATTTCCGGCACTATTACCGGATTGACCATTCAAAGTTATTCTGTGGGCAAGTCTTTTGCCAATGCTGATGAAGTCACAGACAAGAATGGCCTGGTGATTGGTGTCCGTTATTCTGATGAACGCACAAGCCTGACTGCTGAAGGTCTTGTCCCTTCCAGCTACACAGCCAGCATTGGTGACAATCTTTCTTTCACAGGCAATGGCATTGCTTTCACCGGACACATCACAGCCATTGAAGAGCGTGGTGAAGCCAAGGGCTTCATGCGGATCAGCATCACAGCTGTGGATTTTGAAGGCATTGCTTAAGGTCTGATTGACCTGGGTAATTATCCTGGTTAAGCCTGGAACATGGCTGACCAGCGTTTTTTCAATGCTTTCCTAACCCCGGCCAGCACCACCATCTGTGGCCGAAAGCTCAAGCCATTCTGCTTGAAGCATAGGCTTTTCCTTGAAGGGATTGAAAGTCCATTCCTCAAGGAAGATGTGGAGATCACTGTCCAGGACATCATCATTGCCCTGAAGATTTGTGGTGATGAGGCCATTGGCAGTCCCACCCTGGCTGACATTTGGCTGGCTGTCAGACTCACCTTGTCAAAGGAATACAAACGCAGGGCAGCTGTGGCCATTGTCAGGCACATCAGCACCCAGGTGAATTTCCCACAATTCTGGGAACGGACTGACCGGAAGACCTATGGATCAAGCTCTGTCCCATGGCAATTGACCATTGTGGCCAATCTTGTCCGGAATGGGGTGGGTTATGCTGAGGCACTGACCATGCCTGAAGCCAAGGCTGTCTGGCTGTCAGCAGTGTTCAGCATCCAGGCCGGGGCTAAGCTTGAGTTTCTGACCACTGATGATGAGGCACTGATTGACGAAATGGCAAAATTAGGAGCACAGAAAAGCAATGGCCAATGACATGGAATTCACAATCTCAGCCAAGGATCAGGCATCCAAGGCTGTGGAGACTGTAAAGAAGAAGCTCCAGAGCTTTGGCAGTGATGTGGCCAAGATGGCCTTGGGCTTTGCAGCCCCACTTGCCCTGGCACAGGCTGCCTTCAGTGCCATTGGTGATGCCATTGAAGAGCACAAGAAGAAGGTGCAAGAAGCCATTGATAACACAGCCCAGCTGTCTGAGAAGGCTGCTGATCTGGGTGTGTCCGTAGAGGAATATCAGAAGCTGAGCAATGCAGCTGACAAGGCCGGGATGTCTCTGGACAAGGTGGCCAAGGCTTACACAGAAGTGCAGAAGCTCCTGGCCGGGGCTGTGGGTGGTGGCAATGACACAGCCAAGATGCTGGAAGTCCTGGGCTTTGCAGCTGATGACATTGCCAAGGGGCTGGTGAAGCCCATGGATGTGATCGAGAAGCTTGGGGCTGCCATGCTTGGGGCTAAGGATGACACCACTGCCATGAAGATTGCCACAGCTGTCCTGGGTGACACCTTGGCCAAGGACTTACTGCCTCAGCTCAAGGCTGCAATGGACTTGGCTGCTGGCTTCAGTGAAGACTCCGGACTCAGTGCAGAGGAAGCTGACATCATCCGGCAGAAGAAGACCAGGGACAAGCAGAAGGCCAACAGGGAAGAGCTGGCCATTGCCAAGGAAGAGGCCACCAGGGAATTCTTCCGCAGTGACAAGGATGCTGGCAAGGTGG